TACATATTTTTATTTTTGTATTTTTATAGAACAATCATATCTCTGAGATGTCTACCTGTTCCCAAGAATTTAAGTTCTACATTCTCAAAAGGTTCAACTACTGGAATGATATATTCAGAAATAAAATCTTTAACTTTTGGAGATACACCTGGGAGATCTTTAAGTTTTTCATTATTTATACCCTCCATTGTACCATCTATCCAATTTACAAAATTAAGAGAAATATAGATTTTGTGTGGAGTTTGATTATATCTGATACATTGAGAAAGTCCAAGTTTAGAGAAAGTAAAGACTCTTCTTGGTAGTTTTGTAAGACTGGTCATTATAGCATCAGTTGGAATTTGAATACCTGCCTCGTGTTCTACCTGTTCCCAAGTAATCTCCTCTTGATCTGAATATCCACCTCCAGAATTTGATTCTATCTCTTGATATGGGAATTTTTTACTTTTAACTTCTTCAAAGTATAAATGTTCTCCTTTATGTAAGTAAACTGTAAATGTACCATCTTCATTTTCTTTTATATGGTCAACAAGTCTATGTTCTTTGTAGTAATCTACATCTTCCGAAGATACTTGAATTTCATTTTTTGAAAGAACATACTTCTTGGAATTTATTCTTATATTGTGTGCACGGCAATTTATGATTACATTTCCAAGTGTAGTTGCAGGAAGCATACAATCATTAAGTGCAGATACAACAGTTACATTTCTACTGGTTGTATAAGGATAAAACTCTGGAAGTCCAAGTGAAAGTTGGAAGCCCTGTGCTACTGTAAGAAGTCCACTTTGACCCTTAGATAACCTCTCAAGTATTTCTTCTGTTGTATCACATATCATATCTGAAAGTTCTGGGACATCTCTGGCAAGTAAAATATTTCCTCTTCTCATTATCTTTCTTCCAAGTGTAGCCCCAGCCCCGGAGGCTGTTGTACCAGATGAAATTACAGAATGCTTACTTGTATCGATTTCTTCTCCATCAAAACCTGCAAGTCCTTTTTCATAATTTTTATCAAGTGTAGTTGTTATACCTGCAAGTGGAGAAATACCTATCTTCTCTCTTGGTATGCCAGAATCTTCTATTTCTTTAAGTAAAGATTCAAGATTTATAACAGCACCCTGAGTAATGTACATTTTTTCAAATTCTTCATGTCTGTGTGCATTAGAATTTAAATTTTTATAACAATAAGTGAAAGGTGTACCATCTACTTTCTCTCCATCTACAATATGTGATGCTTGGTGCATGAAAGTATTGACAACAAAATCGATATTTGAAGAGTTTGCAGATATAAATTCTTCAAGTTTTCCTTTCCCAGAACTTCCTGCTGATTGGTCAAGAAGTACAGTAAGTTTACCTGGAATAAAAAGTTCATTTAATGTATCCATTTTTATAAAAGATTCAAGATTTAAATTTTTAAAAATAATATCATTTTTAAAATAAAAATGTTCCCACCAGTGGGATTTGGCGGGAACAAAACTAAAAATAAGAATAAAATGATTTTTTCTATTTCTTTCCTGCTACTGCATCTCTGATTGGTTTTGCAGGTAAGTATTTTACTACTGTTGTAGCAGGTACATCGATGATTCTTGTAGGATCATTCGGTGCTTTAATTTTTCTTGCAGATCTTTCCTTAGTAGACCAAGTTCCAAGTTCTGGAAGAGCAATTTTGTCTTTGTTTGTAAGTGCCTTAGTAAGCACATTTCCAAATGATGCTATAACAGAAGCAACATCTTTCTTTGTAAAGCCAGTTTCAGTAGCAACTTGGCTGATTACTTCATCTTTTGTCATAATTTCAAAATTTTGAATTAAATTAATAAATTTTTTATCTTTGTAAGAATGTTATAATTTTTTGTGTGCATTAGTTTCCCATGTAATCTATGATAGTCCCAAAAACATGAGATATCTTCTTTGCAACAATATTTTTATTTTCATCTTCTTTATCTTTCTCTCTTATCTTTAAGTGGAAAACAGTAACAGGAAGTTTTACATTCATAGGATTGTAAAGTTCTATTTCATAAAAGAGATCTCTCGATTGCAGAAGTATCATAGGAGATGCCTCAAAGAAGTAATCAGAGATTTGGTATTCAACTGTACTCTCAGAAATAGAAACAGTAGTGGCTCTAACATCCCCAGAAATCTGAACTTTCACAAGGTCAAACTTTGGAACTTTACCAAGTGAGTCAAATTCAGAAAGTCCAGGAACTTCTGCATCCAGAATTTTTATGATTTCCTGTAAAATTTCCGTATCTTTTTCTCTTTGTAAAGTTTTAATATCTAAGTAATATTCAACAAGATATTCTTTTGTGTCATCAAGTGGAAGTAAGTACTCTGGAATATCTTTAATTTTTGAAATCTTATCTTTTAAAGAATCTGGGACAAAAAGAAGTTGTAAACCAGATAAAGTAAAATTAAAGACTCTGTTTTTATATGAATGATTAAAGTTACTTTCTATTTTTACAAGTCCCTTACCTATCTTCTTTCCTATAACATCAAACATACCAATTTCCTCTTCCACAGTACCATCCTCTGCGTTTTTGTGAGTAAGTGTGAGTTGCAATGTTACTTTTGGAAAATCAGAAAGTATATTTGTAATAGAAACAATCTTAAATAAGTAATCAAAGGTTTTATTTTTTGGAGAACAAGGGTATTCTATTTTTGGAATTTTATATCTCCAATACACAGACATTCCAGTAGGAACTTGAATAACTTGAATATTTCCTGTATCACAAAGTGAAAGAGTTTTATATTCCCCGGGACCCAGAGACAGGGTAGATGTTCCACCTGATATGTCTGTACCCTCTGGAAGAGATAAAAGACTCTGGCAGAGTGGAATATTTATAGCAGGTGTTCCAAAAAGACATGTTCCATTTTGAAAACCTATTTGTATAGATTTTTTATCTTCATCACATCCAGAGCAACATTTGTCCAGATTTGTATTTGTACTTATAATCATATAAAAGGATTTTAATTTTTTATTTAATAATCAAATTTTTTATAAAAATGATATAATTCTCATATTAAATATGTTTTTTTAAATTTTATAAAAATGAGAATCATTTACAAAACACTTTATGGCATCATACCTACATTTGTAGAGGTATACAATCTTTTTCAAATTAAGAAATCGTTTAAAACAATAGTAGAAAATGATGTAATTCAAAAGAGATATAGAATACCAGAAGTAGAAGATAAGAACATTAAAGTAAATTTCTGGGGTACTCTTTATCTTTGTATTCTTTTACCTATCGGAGTAAGAAGTGTACCAGAAGATAGCCTTTCAAGAGAACTTGAAGATCTAAATTATGTTCTTTATGGCAGTGGAATGCATGGTCTTATAGAAATGTCATATGATGTCTATTTCAATTCTTCGTATGATGTCTACTATGTAAAATATAGTCCAATCTTTAAATGGTCAAGTGCATTTAAAACTCTTGGGACACTTGGATCTTTAATTTTGACATGGATATATAAAACCGATATTACAGAAGTACTTAGTATCTTATGGAAATAATAAAAAATAAAAATCTTGTTACAAATTTACACTTGATAACTGGAAAATTTTCTACCTGTGATATTTCGCAGGTAGAAATTGTAAAAGAGAGTATTACAGGAATTACACCAAGAGTTGGATATATGAAATATTATTCTTGGAGTAAAGATGATAAAAATTATTCTAAGAGAATAAAAATGTCTGGGAGTAAATTCCTGGAAATTCCTACTGATACAAAAGTCTGGGTAATCCTTGAGTATGAAATGCAAAATCCTTACTATGTAGATGAACAAATTTTTATTCATCAGGTAGTAATTGAAGATAAAGGAGAAAAGAAAATAAATCCAGTAGGTTTTGTAAAATCTGAAAATCTGAGTGAAAAAGTTACAAACGCTGTAAAAGAAACTCAAAGTAAATTAAATTCTTGGATACAAAATACTTTAAGTACTCCTGTAACATACTTTAAAATATCTGGTGTAGATACTTCAAGAGATGTTATATTAAATGAATTTGGAATTTATGAGGGAAGTGATGGAGTTTGTCTTGGTGTTCATATCAAAGACAATATAATCCCTACAGAGAAGCCAGAATATAAAGAATGGGGACTGGACTGGGAAAGTTTTGAAATAGAAATAAGTGTAAAAACATTCTCAGATGTCTATGGTAAAGGTGTAACACCTACTGTTGGAGATTTTCTTTATATAAAAAGCGTAAACAGAATGTATTCTGTACTTTCATTCTTTACAGAAAGAGATGTAGCAGGAGAGCCAACTTCTTATACACTTAAACTTTCTACTTATGAGGGTAAAAAATCTATTATAAATGAACCTGGTGTAACAGAGACTCTTGAAAATGTTCTTACACATACAGAAGAGATCTTCTCCAAAGAAATAGAAGATGAATTCCTGAATTCAAGAGGTACAACAGATGATCATGCCTTTACTCTGACTACGGATTCTCAGAGAAGTATACTTTCAGATAAGGTAGTTATAAAAGATAAAACACTAATGAACTCTGGAACTAAAATGTTTAATCACTTCTATGATATGAAAGAAATGTCACTTGGAGAAGTTCTTGTAATGTATAAAAATGAAATAAACCTTTCTAAAGATGATGGTATATCCATAAGTGCTACTTTAAGATTTGAAGAAGAACTTTTGGAAGTGAAAGCAGAAAATGGAATCATAGAGTCAAACCCACATAGACTTCTTGGAGTAGGTACAAAACTTTCTGATGGTAGTTTTATTACAAAAGAAGAAGATGGAAAATACTTTACAAATGGATCATCAAGTGGTGTTCTTAATACTTTACCTACTTTAAACCTGGGTACTATTGGAGAAATTCTAAGTATTCAAATAAGTGGTAAAGTTTTTGAAATTCTTGACAGTAACTTTAATGTTCTTTACTCTTTGGACATCTGTCTTCTACCTAAAACTTGGTATACTGTGATAGTTAATTTTAGTAATCAACATAGATTCTTGGGTCTTTATATTTGGGAAAGAAATAAGAAACTTCCTACTTTTGAAAAAGAAATACCACTTAGAGATGAAATTATACTAAGTAGTGAAATGATGTATATTACAGCAGGGGTAGGACAGCTTACAAATATAAGAGTTCTAAACAAGAACATACCTACAAAACATCAAAGAAGTTATTTCATGTCAGATAAAGTACCACAGGTAAGTACTGTAATAATAGAGGACAATGCTCGACCTATTTATAATAGTAGAAAATATGATGAGGGTACACAAAGAAGAGATATCTTAGATGGTACACCTCTATAAAGAAATATAAAATTTTTAGTTAAGTTAGACATCTCATACCCTGGGATGTCTAATTCTTTTTTAAATAGGTAAATAAAACTGCATTAATTTTTAAAAATCTAAAATATGAGCGAATACACTAAAGTAGGAGATTATTCGACAACTCAACTTTTAAATAAAGTAAAGGGTCTGTCAAGTTTTAAAGGGATTCCAACTGGATATTGGATTCTTGGTATCCGTAGTCAGGAGGATACTTATGATGTGTTTGATGATAAGTTTTATATCTTTAAAGGAGAAACACTTATTGATACTTTAACTGGTACTACCAATCCAGGTAGTTATGGTCTTATGAATTTCTCTCTTTGGAATAAGAAAGGAGTAGCAGTTGTAAAAAGTGATGAATGGTACTATGGAGTATGGTCAAGAGGTCTTCATAAAGGTAAAAGTCCAGCACTTAAACAAACTGGTGGATTTAAGATTATCAGAGATGGTAATAAGAATAAGAAAAGTGGAGACAGTGGAGAACCTGCTTGGGAACATGGAATCGGTATAAATTTCCATACAAATACACACAACTATTCAAGCAGAGTTTGGAATTGGATAGTAGGTGGTTGGAGTACAGGATGTCAAGTTACTAATGATGTAGGAAAATTTGTTAAATTCCTTGATTATACAAAAGGTCAAAATCTTTTCACATATTGTTTAATTTCTGAGTTTTAACAGGTTAAAAAGTAAAAGTATGATACAACTACCAGAAGGATTTAAGGGTTGGGGTACTGCTGTAGGTAGAATACTTATTACAATAGCAGTAATCCTCGTAGTGAACTGGATTACAACAAGACACAGTAATCCAGGTGCACTTGTTCAAGTTCCTACAACCACTACTGCTGATAAAGTAGTGGAAAGTAGAATAGTGGAAAGTAGAGACAGTTTAAGAATACTGAATCAAAAACTTCCAGTAATGAAATATGAGATTGTTATCAAAGAAAAACAAATTGAAGATATTAACGCAAAAATCCAAAGGCATTATGATCAAAAAATTAGCACTGTTAATGATATTGATGGTAGGAAAGCAGACTCTATCATCGCAAACGCAAGGTTCGTACCCGAGTGGTAGTATAATTCTTGATAGAAATAAGAAGATAGAAATTGCAAAGATTATCACAAATGAAAGACTCCTCAGAGGAGAAGTAAAACTCTTGAAAAGTAAAATTACTGAACTTGAAGATGTGGTAAAAGGTAAAAATAAAGTTATTACAACTCTTGAAGATAAAGCAAGTACTCTTGAAAAGATGAATAAAGATCATGAAGTGCTTGAAAGTATTCTTAAAGATAAAGTAAAGAGTACAGAAGACAATGTAAAAGCCTCCCAGAAAGCATCATCAAATGGACTTTATCTATGGAGTACACTTGGTAGCAGTATAATAACTGATACTGATGGTAGAAAAACAGGAGGTATAGGTCTTGGTATTGTTAAGTACAATGCACTTCTTGGAGTAGGTGTAAATCCACTTAATCCAAAACTTGAAATTGTAGTAACTTTGGGAGTTAAACTTTTTAAACTCTAATAGATAAGAGTAAGTCTCATTTTTGATTAAATTCATAAAAAGAAGCCTGTCAAAATTTAAAAAACTTGACAGGCTTCACTGTTTACTAAAATAATCTATAAAATGAAAAATACCTTTACTTTTTGTCTTTTATCTTTCTAAGAACTGCTTCTCTTATACTGTAAGCAAGTGATTGAGTATCAGTCATTGCTGTTTTACAAACTTTACTATTCGGATTTGTACCAAGTTCAATTTCTCCATTTTGTACAAATGTAGTAGGTGGAGCAGTTGTCATATTTGGTGTACGAATATGATCTGCTACAGAAACATTACCTCTTAGTTTACTTCTACTTGGATCAATCTTCTGTATCTTAGAATTTAGTTCCTGCATACTCTTATTTGGAAGATTTAAATTTCTTTTTGAAGTATCATCTTTTTCTATTACCTTAGAAAGTCCCTGTGCTATTACTCTGTTGTTAAGTGAAAGAGTTTCTGATGTAGGAATATAAAGAATATCTCCTGCTGTTATAGAAAATGGATCGGACAGGGAATTATATTCACAAATAATATCGAACTTTGATTGATCTCCAAAGATAGCAAGTGCAAGAAGATCAGGTCTTCCATTGAATTCTTCTGTAACAAGAATAGGAGAACTCATAATAGTTGTGTCATCTTTATCAACTATCATATCTCTGTATGCAAAATCTACAAGTGTACCATCTGGGGTATCTATATTTTTAAGATTTCTTTCAAAAAATGAGGGTTCTATTATTGGAAGTTCCATTCTTCTTTTTATAAAAGTGACTTTATATATCTGTATAAAAAGGAGAGTAGACCACACATAAAAATCTACTCTCCAAAATGAATCATAACAAAAACATCACAATTATATTAATCTTCGATAGAAGAGACATCAGTGTAATCATCTTCAACTGTCTTTGGACTTTCAGTATTTACTTGAATCTTGATTTTCTTTTGAGTACCTCCTCGTGTCTTCTTGAGTATTGTACTTAGAATATCTTTGGCAATATTATCTATATTTCTTTCTATATTAGATTTAATAATAGAAAGGAAAGCACTTTCACATTCCTCAGGGTCAAGTGTATCCCGAAGAGTAGTAAGCAAAGAAACAGGGGCTATTTCTATCTCTGTTGAAATGTTTACACTTGTAATCTCTTTATTTGCTTTATTTAAGATAGCAATAATAGGAGATTGTACTTCTTGTACACTTGGAGATTCTACATCTTCTCTAACCTCCTCAACAGGTGCTTGATGATTTATCTGCACAGCATCCTGGTACGCTATTGTAGGTTCTACATTTTGTTCACTTTCTGTATGTTTAATTACAGTAGGTAGAATAGGTACACCATTAGAGTCTATACCAAGATTTATACCAAAGTCTTCAAAAGAACTGTCATTTTCTTCATAGGAAGAATCATCTATATCGTAATCGTAATCAACCATTGTCTTAAATTTTTATAAATAGTAACAATTTGTATAAATGATAGTTTTTTAATAGACTTTACCCAAACTTACTACACCATAATTATAAGTACCACCTGCTTCTCTCTTTGGAGCAGTAGTTGATCTTCTTGCAGAATTTCCACCTCTGTTTATATTGTCTTTACCTGCCACAGGATTGGCATTTGAAGAAGTTGCAGAAGTATGATTGATTATATCCATAAATCCATGTGGAGGGTTATATGCTCTACCTCCACCATCTATGAACATACTTTCAAGTTCTGCTTTATCTCTTGGTCTACCACTTTTAAGTTTAACTGTATATTTAAGTTCAGTAGGGAAGTCATCCATACCAAGTTCATCTCCAAGTTCAATAGAAAATTCTTCTACAATAAGATTTCCAATTCTGGCAATTGGATGAAGTGGATTTCCAATAGTTAAGTGCCATTCTCCAGTAGGAAGTCCAGAAAGTAAGGAATGAATAGCAATCTGCTTTGGTCTACTGTTATAAGTAGAGGCTTCTATCATTGCTCCACCTACTCCAGAAATAACACCTTTGAGAGCAGAAAAATCTCCAGAAAGGAGTCCATTGATGACATTCATAAAAGTATCTGCAACTATACCGAATGCATTTTTAATACTGCTCATTGTAGCATCAAAGTATCCTTTGTAATCTCCAGAGAACATAGCCTGTCTGGCTTTATCTCCTCCCATAAATCCAAATTGTGGTTTGTGTCCACCAAAGAATCTGTTTGCACCTCCCCAGAACTTAGCATTTTGGAAAGACAAAGCAAGTAAATTGAAGATAAGGTCAAGCATTGCTATTCTTGGATTTATCCCATCATATGTTCTAAGTTTATATTCAAATGTAAGAGTGGCAGAGTATTCGGCTCCAATTCCTGTACCTCTTACATTTACTTTATTAATGACATTTACTGGACCCAGTTGATGATTGGTATAATCAAATCCAGATCCTTGCTTTTGAGCATCTGAAGAAGCATTACTTCTACCTCCAAGATCTCCACCTGAATTTCCATTAAGAAGTGCTACACCTTTTGCAATTGGAGATGGTATAAAATTACCCAAGAAATCAGATTCTATTCCTGGATTACTTGGTAGATCATGATCATGTACTTTTGCTGTAATTTCTTCCCAAGTAATTTGTCCAGTTACAGGAAGAATTTCTTTAAGTAAATTGTCTGTACCCTCTCCAAAGTAAGTGACAGCCTGTGCAACAGGAGGTATAGAATCTACACCCATATCTCCAATTGGAAATACAAGATCATCATATGTAGCAAATGGATATCTACGGAGAGTAACCATTCTATTGATAGGTGCTATTTTATGATACTTACAGAACAGGAAGTCATATGCAGAGTAAGGTTCTTGTGGATTGTTATCTCCATATTCAAGAAGTTTAGCAAATGTAACTTGTCTGGCTTCCTTACTATAAATTCCATCTTCTCCAAGTTGGTAATCTTCTGCATGGTTTTCTCCATCACTTGCAGGGTGGACAAGAATAGCATAAGAATTAAATCTGGATTTTACACCATATTGAGTTTTAAAATTATGTCCAGCACTATCTCTTGAAAGGTTGTCCACTTTATGTTTTTCTGAATATCCCTCACTACCTACTTCATGTCTTCCCTGTATAGAACTTCTACGGACAGTGGCTCTTGAAAATTGTTGATCTTTACCAAGTCCAACAGATGATGTCTGTCTATATGTAGAATGAATAGTATTTTTATCAGTAGGATCAGATACTGTTTGTCCACCTATTTTTGGAGTCTTTCCTTGAAAAGTACCTGCATAAACTTTTGTAGGTCTCTTTCCATTATTATATTTGGCAAGTGCAGTATCAAGATCTCTCTGTATAACTCCTTTACCTCCTACACTTTCATGAAGTTCAAGTTTTCCAGTATTTGGATTTTTAACAACTACTGCAACATGATCTATTCCATATTTTCTACCTTTATCAAATCCTCTGGGTCCAGTATCGAAGAATACCATATCTCCCTCTTTAAGACCACTGGATGCCCCAGTGAGTCCAGTAATATCTCTTGCTGTACCATTGTTGACTGCCTTAGCATAAAGTCCCTCACTGGTATCTCGGGGGACACCAACAACAGCACTAGCAAAGCGTGAACAATCCACATGTCTTGCACTATCATTATTAAGTGATGGATTCATTGAATATTTAAATCCAGCAAATGATTTTGCTTTTGAATACAGGTCATCTGACATAAGATAAAGGTTTGAATAATTATAAATATGTACTCTATAAAAATGATAGGTATATAACATCATGAAAATAGTCTCGGTAATTTCTGACCCTACAGTAGAACTTGAAAAACTTACAGTTCCAGATACAGATTTCTCAACAGGTACTCCTGTAAAAACAGAAGATCTGGATACTTTAAAATATGGATATACTTCTCCACTTATTAAAATACTTGGATATATTGTACCAAATATTTCATATTTTAAAGTAGTAAGTGGTGTAGATTTCTTACCAAATTTAACACTTACATTTACTGATTTAAGTTCTGAATTTAGAAATAAGTATTTTCCAAAAGATGGTGATTTGCTTTCACTTTATATAAGAAGTAAAAATCCAGATTTTAAACATATAAGAGGAGATTATAATATACTTACTGTAAAAGAATATGGAAGTCAGATTACTATTACAGCAGAACTTAGAGTAGATGGTATTCATATTCCTACTTTAAAAAGTTATAAAGAAATGTCCAGTTTTGGAGTTTTTAAAGAAGTAGCAAAAGAACTTGGACTTGGAGTAAGTAGCAATATAGAGGGAGATACACAGGATAAGATGACCTGGATATGTCCACTTAAATCTCCTTATGATTTTCTTTCTTCGGATGTTCTTGAACATGCATACTTGGGAGATGATAAGTATTTTACATCATCTGTGGATCTTCATTACTTCCTAAATTTTATAGAACCATCAAGTATACACTCTGATCTTACTGTAAAAGAAATGAGAAAGATTACAAATATCTTACAGACAGAAGATCATCACTTTGGTAATGGAGGAAAAGAAGATGAGGGTGTACTTGAAGAATTTTTCCTATCTAATCATTCATATCTTCTTGGAACAAATAAAAGAATAGAGGAGGTAAATCTTCTAAATTCTTCAAGTTCTATAAGTACATCAATAGGACATAGACAGGTAGTTTTCTACTACAATAAGAAAGAGAAGAAAATGGAGGAATTCTTCCATGAAACTATAACTTCAAAAGATGAGAATGCTATTATCCTTAAAGGTAGAAAGGAAGATGATCATACAAAGAATGTAAGATACTTAAACAAACAACTTCAATCAGAAAATGTACACGAACATTATAACTTCTCTGAACTTGGCAATAGAAGTAATAATAGAGAAAATGGAAAGATTATTTTAAGAGTAGTACTTTCAGGAATCTGTACAGAAGTAAATCTTTATCAACTTGTACCTATTCTCCTGTTTAACAGTGGAGATTCAATACTTAATTATGGAGATGATGCTTTAAAAGGAAATGGATATTCTGGGGAGAGTATAAATACACTTTACTCGGGAAATTATATGATATCTGGACTTGGGTATGAATATAATCCCACAGAAAGACCTGGAATTCATACTATACTTATGTGTGTAAAAAGGGAATTTATAAAAATTGCCCAAGATGAAAAATCTGGGCAATCTCCTAAAAAATAAGCACAAATGATGATTGAAATAAGTGAGTAGGGTTTTTTATATAAAGTTTTCCATTTGAGTAAGGAATACTAGCATTTCTGCTGTAATGTCATTTCTTTCAAGAAGTTTGGAAATATCAAGAATTGCAAGTTCGGTAGGGATAACTTCTTGTGAAATCTTTCCAAATTCTTCATTACTTCTCTGGATAAGGTCATCAACTGATTGTTCTTCTGTAGAAAGTTTCTTTTTAAGATTATCAAGTTGCATTGTATAAGATTCTGGATTCTTAATTTTTGGCATTCCATTTGTATCTCTTTGGGGTTGTCCATCTGCTCCAAGAACTAAATGGTCATTATAAATCTTTGAACTTTCTACTTTAAAAGTTTCAAGAACAGGAGAAGAAAGAATCTCATTTGAGTTTATTTTCTCCTGATATTGTCTTAGAACTTCAATAAGTTTGTCTGTGTTATATCTTGAAAGAAGTGCAAGTTCTGTAACTGGAATATCATGCAAATTCTTATACATTTCAAGTAGTTGATTGTAATGCATATATGATTTCTCTACAGTTTTGAAATCAAAATACTTAGAAATAAATTCTTTATCCGAAAGTTTTTGTGTATTTAATACCATATTATTTTTGTTTATATTATTTAAAAATTAAAGATTAAAATTCCATTATTACTTCTCTATTTAGAACCTGGACATTTGGTTCTTTACAAATAGATTTAAGTTTCATAGCACGAATACCTCTGTTATACTCTTTGAATGGTTTAGGAAGTACAATTTCTCTACTTTCATTGGTTTCTGTGTTATAGACAACAATAGTATCTGTGTTCCACCTGTTACCTATTTTCTCCTTAGCATCCGAAAGAACATCAGTAGAAATAACTGGTTCTTCTTTTGGAAGTTTTATTTTATAAAGACTTCCATTGTAAAGTAAGATATAAAAAACACACTGGTACTCTATACCTATACCTGTGTGTCCATTTACTTTAAGAGAGTAGGTTTGAGTATCTTCCTTAAAAGAAAGAAGATCAAGTGAAACATAGGGATCTCCAAGAAGTTTACTGAGTTTTTCTGAGTAAGTTTTTATATCAGTTTCCATTTTCATATTTTAAGATTTCAGAAAGGGTACAAAGTTCAAAAAGATATCTTCTAAGAACAGTAAGTGACACAGAAAGCACATTTTTATGACTACCTATATCAATAGTAGAAACAAGATCACGAGTAATGCTGTGACAAACAAAATCTCTATGTTCTGATATACCATCTTGTGCTTTTGAATGTAAGGGAACATAAAGTTCATAAAGTAAATCCATTCCAGTAGGAAAAAGTATACTTCCATGAAGTCCATTGAAAGTAAGAATATCTGGAAGAATATCCAATGATACAAGTGGTATTATTTCAAGAAGTAGAGTAAGTTGGGTCTTATAGAGAAGAACTTGCTCAAACACATCATTTTTAAGAAGTGAAAGGTCACAAGTGTCTACCTTATCAAGAAGTGACTGTCTTGAAAGATTAAAATCAATTCCATTTCCTGTTATTCTAATAATATCATCAATAGGTGTAAAAATGGGAACAATAATATCTGAAAGAGTATCCCCAGTAGTGAGCGTATATTTTCCAGTAGAAATAGTTACAAGATTTGGATCTCCATTTTCCATGTAATAGATTCCAATCATCTGTGTATGTTCTGGGGTATATCTTTGAGGAAATTTTATACTTTCACTTTTTATATTTGTTTTTCTGGTTATATGATGTTCAAAACTTTCTACTGATGTCATAATACATTTACTGTCTTTATAAGATTCTTCATTTTGTCTTCTATCTCCTCATTTACTTCATCATCTGATAGTTTATTTCTGAAAAAATAACAATCAAGGGTAAGTGCAGGAAGTGAAAGATAATCTATTTTATACCTTTTATCATCTCTTCGGTATATTTTATAAATAATATCAAGAAGAAGTGAAAGTGTTTCTTTGTAGTAATTTACATTATTTTCTCTAAGTCGTACGAAGTAATCTTTAAAAAGTCTTATAAGATCTATGTTTACGAGAGTAAGTGGTTTATAGATAGGAATAACAGAATTTCTGATTCTGATTTCTACCATATCTACCCTCTTATGAATAGCAAAAGTAAGATAAGTATGTGTATGTAGTCTAAATTTTAAGATAACAAAATCGGTGCTTTCTCTAAGAGATTGCACCGATTGTATATTTGAGTAAAGATCAAGAGTTTTAAGTGTATAATGTACTTTATTCGTTAGGCTCTCCATCAAGTTTTGTAAGTTTTTTATATTCATCTTCTGTAAAGATTTCCAAATAATCCACAAAGATAGCCTTAGTATCGAAGAGTCTATCATTGTTATTGTCTGTAAATCTAAACATTTTATCTGCCATATCCATTTTTACAGAAAGGAGTTCATACTTTCTGGCACTTTCATAGTATGAATAAGAGTTGAATTTAAATTTAAATTTCTCTCTAAGAGTAAAGTCCAGTTTAAATTCTGGATATTCAAGCGATACAGCCTGTAAAAGTGGTTTTAAAATTACATTTTTAAATCCATTACGGAGTCTGTTGATAAATCTGTAATAAGAAACCTCTTCATAAGGGACTCCATCTCCTTTAAATAGGACAATAGAAGATGATTCTTGTTCAAATCTGTTATGTGGAATTAGAGAGTCATTTTTAAGTTTTCTATAAAAATGATTAACAATTTCCATATTGGACATGTCATAACCATCATTCTTTATACTTTCTATTTCTGTTCTATTACCACTACGGTTTGGCATTGTAATATTCTTTGTCCAGGGTATATTACGCTTACCATCTATCTTAATCTCTCCACTTCTATCATCTATTTGAAGTTCCTGCTTATTCTCATCAGAAATTTCTCTGAGTCTCTGTTTTACTTTATCTGTAAGAGTTCCAGATACTGGGATAATGAATTTCATTTTAAATTGAGAGTTCATTATAGTCCAGGCTACCTTAGAATTTTCAAGAGATCTTTGAATATTGTAATTCTTTATTAGTCTCTCAGCGTAAGAGATAATAACAGGAGATTCATTATTTTGAAGTGAGTTCCAAGAAACTATAACAATAGCATTGTCTGGAAGAATGTTAAATTTACCACTTTCAAAAGTATATTTCCAAAGTTTATATTGCTTTCCAGATGGATCGTTATAATAAACTCTTGAAAGTCTACTTACATCTTGAACAGGCTTTATAGCCAGGATACCAACTGGGATACGGTTGTCAAAATTTATTTCTGAGAATTTATGTTTAAAATGTGAAGATGAAGTAAGTTTTGAAAAATCATTATTTATAAAAAGATCAAGTCTGTTCTTCTCTTTATCAAGTTTCTGCTTTTCAAGAAGTAGAGCAGATTGCTTCTCTTTAAGACCCAAATCTTTATTTTCATTAAGGATTCTAATCTCATTTAGAAGTCCATTGATTTTCTTTGTTATTTCAAGTTTCTGTTTTTCTATTTCTTCTTTAGTTGAATATTCATAAACAATTTCATATGCAATAGTACCATCTATAAGAAATTGTTTAAAAGTGTCCCATGCTACATTGTCTGAGTCCCAATTCAGCATAGTAAGTATCTTCTTATATGAATTTTTTATAAAAGTTTCTTGTGTATCAGTAAATTCTTCTGTATCAATAGAAAAATCAAGGAATTTATTTGTATCATCATATACAATAACATCATCTGTAACTGCTGTAATAATCCAGTCCAAATCATTGTTTGTGGATATGTTTCTGATATATCTGATTCTATCTTTAAGCGACATATCTTTGTAAGATTCATCTTCATAAAGTCTATCTGCTTTATTAATAAAAGCATCAAGGTCAGTAGTATCTCCTGCAAGTTTATGTAAAGTAGAGTAATCGGTAGAAAGTCCCGCTATACGCTTAATATAGTCAAGATTTAATTTACTCTTTGGAAGTGAATTTACAAATGTATCTAAGTTATAAATTGCCATGATTATTAATGCTTATAATGTTGTATATACTCTTTTAAAGATTTAAATTTCAAGAATCTTTAAATATTTACCTGAGTCCAATGCTATGGATATTTGAAACATATGGATATACCGAAATGATAGAATACTTACACAAAATTTTATAAAAATGAGACAAATAGCAATTCAAAATGTGAGTAATGAAAGTATTACACTTAAAGAACTTCTTAAAATGACTGAGGGAGGTAATCCAAGTGAAGTAATAATCGATTTTGGAGATGGTGCAGTAATTACCTATCCAATAGAAGAAGAATCTTTTATAAAGAAATTTGTAAGAGGAATTTTTGGAAAGAAGAAAAATAAAGATTAATATTCAAAAATTTACAGTTATGAATAGAAAAGAAGTCATTGAACTGATACTCAGTACAGCAGGATTTGAACTTAAAGATTATCAAGTTATCAGAGCAGGATATATGGTTGGATATAGAGGTACAGCATATGATGGTAAAGGTGGAATGGTTGAATTTGCAACAGATTCATTTGAAGATGCCATAAGAGAAATACTTGAAGATATCTACAATACCAAAGATGTTGAATTTAATACAATGTTTAAAGATTTAAAATAATGATAGCAACAGTAATGATAATAATACTTTGTTTATTATCTTCAGCAGTAGGATTTGTACTTGGTGTAGCCTGTGCTATCGAATATTTAAAAGAAGATACAGATAAAACATAAGTAATAATATTTAACTTTTTAAAATTTACAATTATGAGTACATTTAAAGAAAGACAGATTAAAAGCAGACTTGGAGAGCAAGTACTATCTGCTATTGAAAATTTACCAGGTTATAAAATAGATTACTTTAGTTCTACTCCTGATAATATAGTTCTAATTAAAGATAATGGAATGAGATGGGAAGATCTGGACTTTATTGAAGGATATTACATCAATGGACAATCTGAAATTGTAGAGTACAGGGAACAAAAACCAAGTGATAATGCAAGATGTGTTTTTCCTACTTACCAGGAAGCAGAAGCCTCTCTGGCTATAGCTCAACTTTTACAACTTCGTAACTTTTACAATAAAGGTGTAAAATTTGAAATTGGGCAAATTTATGAAGAAAAACTTTGGTATGTTCATTTTAATCATGTAGATCATTTGGAATATGATATTCAAGTAGGTTCTTCAAATCATTGTTATTGTTCACTTACATTTGTAAATGAAGAAACAGCAAGAAGATTTGTAAGAGAACAAAGTGAACTCCTTTATAAAGCAAAACCATTCCTTTAAATCATGGTAGCCGTTTATATTTCTATTTTGGTATTTATAACTCTTGTGGTAGGATTTCTACTTGGAGTTGTTTTTACTTCTAAATATTTAAGTGATGAATATGATAAAAAAGATATTTAAATATCTGATAGTTTATTTTATAATTAAGAAAATCTTTAAAAATCTAAAATTTTAATAGGAAATGAATAATAATTTAGCATCCTTGTCTCCTATTACTCTTATAAGACTTCAGGAGATATCTGCATTCCATATATGGGTATTACAGAGACTTGAAAGTCCTGCATACTATGGGAATCTCAACAGACTTCCAGAACATCATGAAGTAGAAACATTTATGGTAACTGGAGCAGATGATAATGACATAAAATGGTCTGTTATTTCTCTTGGACATGTAGTAAATGGAGAACTTCCTACATTTATTCTTGAAATGGACAAGAGTGAACTTGAACTTTTTATTCTTGAAAAACTTAAAAAAGGATACCAGGAAAGACTTAAACATTCTGGTGATGAAGTCTTGCTTAGTGATCTTGAAGTTGTAAATTCTTTAATACTTAAATATAATGAGAACAAGATATGAAGCATATAAGAAAATGGAAAGTGAACTAGTCCTTGATAAACTTTCTCAGATCAAAAGAATACATGATGAGATCACAAAAGATCTTGAAAAACCTGCGTACTATACAAAAATAGACATGCTTCCCGAAAGAGTCAAAGGTGGTTCTTTTATGATAAGCAATACAAAAGAAGATGAAGTTGTATGGAGGGTAACTGATCTTGATGGAAAGTATCTGTATGGAAAACTTTCTACATTCTTACTTAAAAGTTCAGAAGATACTATAAAAATGTATATGCTTTCAGAACTTAAAAGAAATAATGATTTTTCTTATAACATGTATGAAAGAGAACTTACAAAGATTAAAGCAGAAATGGAAGAATTACAGAAAAAGGCAGATGAAGTAACTGCTGTAATTAAGAAACTTACAGCAGATAGTCACAGAATTCAAGAAATGATATTTGTAGAAAAGAATAAAGAAGATTTATTATGAAGTTAGAAAATAAGATAAACATAAAGGTAGATATTCCTGAGGGTTATGAAATCTGTAAGGAAGAATCTACATTTGAAAATATTGTACTTATAAAGAAAGAAGAAAATAGAAGAGAAAAACTTGGGAAGATTGCTGGATGTTATATAAGTGTAACTTCGGATATAGTAAAAGTATTGCAACTTGAAGAAGCCTCTTTAAAGAATAGAAATTTTTATCCTACAAAAGAATTTGCAGAAGCCAGTTTGGCTATATCTGAACTTCTTCAATATTACTTTAAAGATTATAAAGATTACAGTCCAGATTTTACAGATAAAAATAGCAAATATATCATCTGTGTAATTAAGAATATAGTGTCTTTACAACAAACTGAAAATAAAAATGCTACATTTGTCTTTCCAGATTATAAAACAGCATACGCATTTTACACAACATATAAAGAACTCTTTGAACTGGCTAAGCCATTGTTATAAAACATAAAATATGAAACGAAGTTTAAATTACATACTTTCTCCCTCTGAGTTTTTACAGGAACTCAGAGGGAGAGGCATTTCAGACAGTACACTCAGAAGTGCTTCTGAAAAATGGTTTACAGAGACCTATGTAAAAAGAAATACAAAACCTTTTGAACAGGATTCATCTGGAGCAGTTCTTCAGGTGGGTAAGATTTACTCATTTGATTATTCTGATCCTAAGTACAAAGAAGAACTGGACTTCTACTCTGCTCTTCCAATTATGCTCTGTATAGGTCATAGAAAGACAAAAGATGGTAAAGTAAATCCAATTGGTATAAATCTTACTTTTATGCCTCCAAAGATTAGACTTGCATATTTGGACATAGTTTGGAAAAAGTTTGATACTCTTATAATAAGAGGAAATATTCAAAAACTTATGGAGGGTAAAGATGGCAGACAGAGACTTCTTCCCCTGTTTTATAGTGTTAATAAAATGATAGCCAGAAATCTTGGTTGGGAATTTGCTATCCGTAGTTATATTCCATCAAGAATAAAAACAGAACCAGAAATAATCACATATACAGATTGGTGGAAACTTTGTGTATTTACAAATAAGTTCCTTGAAAAGAAGAACATCCAAGAAGTTTACTACTTATATAAGAAAGCAATGAATCCAGATTATAAGATTGGAAAGAAAGAAAAACCTGTAAAGGTAGAAACTGTAACAATAAAAGAACTTAAAGAAAGAATTAAAGGAAATAGATAAATCTTTTCATTGTTATTAAATTTGAATTTTAAATTAAAAAAAGACTCCCAACTTACTATTCTTCAGTTGGGAGTCTGCATATAAAAGAAAAAATTGAACGGTCAAGTTCTTTAAGCAAGAGAATATATCTCCTGTTCCTCTGAGTACTTAATGAAGCCCAAAGTATCGAGCATATCAAGTGACTTCAAGATTCCATCCTCTGGAAAAGCAGGAAATACCTGTCTTAAAAATTCCAAAGTTACTGTCTTCTTTTTAGGTTTATAAAATCCAAAGTAAAGAATGGAATCTGGTTCTGTATCAATCACAGATGATGTAGTAAATTTCATAGGTAGATTTTCTACATTTTCTACATCAATAAGTGTTTTATATCTTTTAAAATAATCTGTTATTGTCATCTTTTAAAATTCAAGTGAGTTAATATATTCAAGGTCTTCATCTTCATCATCACTTTCAAAAACCTGATGTTCATCAATTTTATCATCTTCTCCAAAAGAGAATGCAGGTTCAATATATTTGTCAAGTTTATGAAGCACTTCATCTGTAAATACAACATCATTGAAAAGTTCTTTAAATTTAACTGTTTTCCCAAGATGTTCAACAGCGTATGCTGGACTTGAAGCATTTGGAACACCGATGTAGTACTTAGGAAGATCTGCAAGTTCAAGAACACTGTCAGAGATCATATATTTTCTGTTCTCTAAGAGACCATCTGCCTCATCTACAATTACAATATGTCCAAGTTCAACTGCTCTTTCAAAGTTACGGATAGCATATGTTTTCTCATCTTTATTGATGACATCATATACCTGCTTGAAAGTGAAAGGAGTAGAAAGAAGTTCATCTTCTTTAAGAATTTTCTTATCTACAAGTTTTTTATGGATATAGAAGTAATCCATCAGTCTACCTTTTCCAATTCCACATCTTTCTATACTCACAAAATGTTCAAGTCCCAAGTATGGATTCATTCCTTTTAAGAAATCGATTTTCATATAGATATCGACAGGTTTTGTAAATCTACCCTCTATATTTTTAGAAGTTACAATAATACCTGTCTTCTTCTTAAAGGAAGCATCATGTTCATCATTGTGATCTTCTTTTTCAAATTTCTTTTTAAGATATGTGATGAAAGAAGAATAATAAATTGTACCCTGTCCTCCATTTACCACAGTCTCTTTATAATTACCCACCACAGAATCTCTTTCATAAACATGGGCTGTACATATCATTGGAATATCAAGTTTACCTATTCTTTTACTTGCAATATTGTACATCTGTTTAAGTTCTCTGGCAAGTGAACCCATATCTGTTTTTATATCTCCTGCTTTAGCATCTTTAAGTGTTTTATCTGATACAAGAGCAGAAATAGAATCGACAACAATCATTATTTTTGGAATTTCTTTCCCAGATTCTTTGGTTTGTAAGAGTGATTCTGTAAGTTTTACAATAGATGTTGTAATTTCATTTGGAGTCTCGGGCTGTATAACTCTGAGCATTTTTTCATTTACATGCTGACTTTTAAATCTATCTTTATCTGGGGAATTTTCTGTTTCATAAAGAACTACAAAATAACCCTCTTTCTGTGCATTTGCTATTATGTTTAAGGTAAGAAAAGACTTCCCTGTTTTTGGATCTCCTGCAATAGTTACAATTCTTCCAGTTGGAATACCTTTAAAAATACTACCTCCAATCTGAGCATTAAAAAGATAACAACCTGTGTGTATCCAATCTTTAATTCCTGCTTCTTGATAATTTTCAAGAACAGTACCATCTATACCGATACTGGACAAGTGATCATTTATCTGTCCATAATCAGTATGGTTACCTGTAAAATTTTTTACTTTTGCCATATGCTTTTATTTTTTAAAATATTCTTATAAATAATATGTAGAGGAAAAGTTAATGTATTCAAATATATTAATTGCTTTTGTGGTACATATTAAAACTTTCTTCTAATGACAAAACAAGAATTTGTTGAACATTGTATACTGATGGCTACGGATGGATATTCACTTCCTGCTGTCAGTAACATAAAATATGCTGAAAAACTTGTAGATACAGTAGCCAGAAGATTTTGGGACAATGATGACAGATGTAGTTATCCAGATCTCTTAATTCTTAAACCAGATCTCTTATCTACATGTCTATATAAACAAAAAAGACAGATACTTCTTCCAGAGTGTGTAATAGCAGTGACTAAACTTTCACATGCTGTACCAGGTTGGGCAAATGACATCATCTGGGACACGGACTTTGGTGCACAATCTTTCCTTTATGCAAGTATGATCTGGGGTAACACAGACTCCATGCTTTCAAGTGTGGCACTTGCCAGTACTCAAGAATTTAGAAACAGATTTATTCTGGATACAATCGGTTATAACTATAATGAATATACAAAAGCACTTACTGTAAGGGGTGCTACACTTCCAGGTAGAGACTTGGTAGCAGAGATAACTGTAACCATTCCTCAGGAGTATCTTTATTCTATGGTAGATTTTGAAGATTATGTTGTTGGAGAACTTAAAAAGAATATAAGTAGAGTAATTGGATTCAGTAATGTAAAACTTCTTGGTGGATTTTCTCTTGAAATATCTGATCTCCGTAGTGAGGGAGAAAGTATGATAGAAAAAATTGAGGAAAAATGGAAAGCACAAGAGGAAGATGCTGGATTTATGATATTTGATTAAAAGATGAAAGAGTTACTATTTTTTAATAATAAAGGAGAACAACTGCATTTAAGTACTACAGACAAGAAAGATTACTACTCAGGCACAATCTTTCTTGAAAGTAGTAGCGTAGGTCTTGTAGCCTCTGAGAGTTTACATATTGTAGAAAAAATAGGAGAAAATTTTGGATATCCAAAAAGTAAGGAGGATATAGAAGTGGGTACAGAATTTTCTGCTATAAAGTTCTATGATATAAAGGAAAATTCTGTAGTAGAACTTTCAGAAAGTAAAACTTTATCTCCTGTTGAATCTTTTCCAAGCACTTCTCTCCGTATAAATTATCTTATAGAGGGTAAAGAGGCTGGTGTATATACAGATTACATCTTTATAAAAATAGATGATATTCTTATCTCTCTTACTCTGCATGCTGAATTTATAGGAGAAGATGACAGATTTGTGGATCTTCTTTCAAATATAGGAGAAGATATAGGAGAGCAGGAATATAAAATTCTTAGAGATACTGATATAACAGGAGCAGGTATCGACTTTAAAAAACTGAATGCTAAGCGTAAAGAGTTCTTACTTGAAGCACATAACATAAAACCTTTCATAGGAAGCTATAAAGGTGTTCTAAATATTCTTAAATTTTTTGGATATTCTGATCTTAGAGTAAAAGAATACTTCAAAAATATAAAAACTGGAGTAGGTAGTTATGAACCTGTAGACAGTTATGAAAAACATGGAAACAATATAATAGGTGGTGTCTTACAGAAGACATCTATGTTTGGACTCTTCTATGATATAACAGTTCCAGATGGTTTTGATAGTTTTGGAACAGAAAAGAGAAAGAGAAATTTCTCTTTTTCAAATGATGAAATTATAATAAAGTTATTTGCTCTTGGGAGGTATATCAAAAATAAGGGTATAGGTGGAGCAAGTAAACTTATTGATATAGTAGGAGAACATTACTTCTCATGTACAAATCTTGTAAGTACTTGGGTAGATAAAACACGAAGTTGTGTAATTGATGAGGGAGAAGATGTAAAAATGGAGATCCTCTCTGGAAAAGTAGGTTATTTAAAAGATCTAAGAAATGACCTGCTTAAATATTCTTACTCAGAGGACAGAGATCTTCATACTGGTTTTAATCCAAAGAGTCATACAGCACTAGGCTACTTCTCACATATGGATCTTTCATCTTGGGAAGTTAAAGAAGATAAGAAAGTAATAATTGGTCATCTTCTTAAAGTATCACACACTACATTTGATAAAGATTGGACAGTTTTTGATATTACTTGGGAAAGATTTAAAGGAGAAGATGATATTACATGGGACAAAATGTTCATTAGTGATTATTATGAGGTTAAATGGACAGTCCTTATGCAGGGTGGAAAGACAAAAACCAACTTTAAATATGAAGAGGTTCAAAAAATAAAAACAATCAATACTCTGGAACTTATACTTCCATATTCAGGAACTTATAGTGTAAAATGTGAAGTCTTTAAGTATGGTGGTCTTATTCTTTCAAAAACTGATTATGTAAAAGTAAGAGTACCAGAAGTAGATTTCTACCATCTGTACAAATATGTAGATCCAAATTTACAGAGATGGCAAGGTATGAAAAATCTATCGTGGAAAGATTTGGAGGGAGACTTTGAAACTATCTACAATAATGGAGCAGTTTTTGAAGACACAGAAAAGGTTACTTCTTGGAGTTTTACACTTCCACCATACTTGAAGTCCCTCATAGGAGACAAAAGGCTCGAAGATAGTACGACTGTGTCTTGGAAAGAACTTGGAAAATCTACTTGGGATCAAACAACTTACCTTACTTGGGAAAATTGTCTCTTCCATACTTCTACTCATCAAAAAATAATAATAGATTCTATTGAACTTGGTGGTGGACATCTTATGCTCGGTGGATATCTGATTCATGTTCCAAATGATATCACTTCGCTTGAAAGTTTAGCCTTGTATCTAAGAGAACAAGGACTTGAAGAAGCCATAAGAGGGCAGATAAATTACAGGAAAGCAGATCAGGGACATGAATTTATAGATATCATAGTAACTACTCATGATAATGGTAAAAATGGTATACTTTGGGGAAGTGATTTCTTAGGTATAATAAGTGATAAGAAGAGAAGCAGTTGGGAGGAATATAACATCTGGGACAGTTGGAAAATCTGGGAAAATTTAAACTGGAATATTCTTTTTGAAAGTTGTCAACCAACTTCAAGACCTGGATATTTTACAGGAACAAACACAATAATCAGACAATCCAGCAGTGTAATTCCTCCACTTACAAATGTGTTCTTTACAGTAGATGCAAGTTCAATGGTTGCTCCTGAGTACTTTAAGTGGGAACTTCTTGTGGGAGATAAAGTAATTGCAACTTCTGATACAGAACTTTGGAGTTATACATTAATTACACCTGCTGTGTACTCTGTGAGATGTTCTATAAGAGACAGAAACAATAATGAAAATATAAAGATGAGAGAAAATCTCATAACTGTACTTAGTAGTGAAGCATTTACTCAGTACTTACTTGAAAATAAAAACAATATGATATGACAGATAATCAAAGATTTATAGATAGACAAAAAATAAAACTTGTTGGAGCAGATACTGATCTTTCAAGTAGTAGAAGAATTATAAATGAAAATTTTAAACTTCTATCGGAAGAAGTAATTAGACTTAAAGATATAAACAGCCTTTCTAAACTTACATTTCCAAGCACATTCTCAGCAGGAGATATGATGATGCTTAGAGCAGAAAGAGATGGTAAATTCTCTATTGTAAAGAGTCAAGTTGGTATTGGTACAAAATATAAATTTGTTGGAGAAACTATAACTATTCCAAAAAATCATCAATATATTGTAACCAAAGTAGAACTTCTAAGTGGTAGTCAAATTATACAAGAACCAGGAGGAGAACTTATAGTGCTTGAACAGGAGATAGAAACAAATCTTAAAAACAAGGAAATTGCTGAACTTACCACCACAGGAAAAACAGTTGTGAGTGCTATAAATGAACTTAAAAACAAAATAGAAAATGTAAGTTCAGGAGGTGGATCTTCAAGTGGAGGTGGATCAGGTTCTGGATCTACTGAAGAAAGTAACATAGTAAAAGGTAACAATTTTAAAAAACAATAAGAGAATATGGCATACTACGATACAAAAATAACAAGTAAATTCCAATATGTTCTTGGAAATACTGATGATCCTGTTCCTACTGATGAAATGGGAATTAAAACCAGTATGATAATTAAACAGGTAAGTAATGAAGAATTTGACCTTTATGCTACTGATGGTGTAGGAACAGTTCTTAAACTTAAAACACCTAAAAATATAAATCCAGGACTCCTTGAACCACAGGATAAAAATAAACTATCTGGAAAGAAGATCTCTTTTATAGGAGATTCAATTACTTCATGGGGTACAAATTCTACAGAGTATAATACAGATACTGGATATGAATTTGAAGATACTTGGGTGGGTAAATTTCTTGCTCTTACAGGTGGTATAAAAGGTAAAGTAGATGGACAACCTGGTACAGCCATTCAGGCTATAGTTCATAATGGAAATCCTTACAATACTACAATACCAAGAGTAGATGATATACCAGAAGATACAGATTATATCATTATCTTTATGGGTGCTAATGATCAAAGAAATATGGGAAGTGGAGATTATAAACTTGGAGAAATAGCCAAGAAAGGATCACTTGGAGAATTTAAAATAACAAATGAAAATTTTAAAAATTTCTATGGTGCTTATCAACTTTTCCTTGAAAAATTACTTTCTAAATATCCAAAGTCTAAGGTAATACTTATGACTCCACTTAAAAGTTTTAAACCAAATGAACAAGTGGATAGAAATCCAGAATCTGACAAATATGCAGAAGCAGTAATATCAATTGCTAAACTTTATGGTCTTCAGTATATTGATACAAGAGAAATAGGTATTAACAACTACAATCATGAACTTTTCTTTATAGATGGACTCCATCCAAATAAAGATGGTCATAAAATTCTTGGAAAGTTTGTAGCAAGTAAAATTCTTGAATTTGGTACAGTAGGAACAATTGATAGTAGTGAATATTACACAAAGTCTCAAATTGATGAAAAACTTAAAAGTTTACCAAAAGGTGGAGGTAGTAGTCAAAGTTCTCCACAGAAAGAAATCATCATAGGTGGAGCAAACCTTGTAGAAAATTCTGCACTTCCTAAACTTACACCAAATAATACAGGACTTGGGCTTCCAGTAGTAATGAAAGATGAGACAGGATTCTTTGTTAGGTATACGCCAGATCCAGATAAGGTAGTTGCAAATTATGGATTTTTCCTTGCAGGTAGCAATCTGGGTAATCATACAAGAAGTATAGATGTTAGACATTCGCACACATCAAATATTACTATATGGGGTAAAAGCATTCCTCCTGGTTCTTGGGTAAGAATTAAACAAGAGAATTTTACAACACCAAGTGGTTGGATGGGAATAAATTGCGATACACCTGGGGTAACTGTGGATCTTAGAAATTACAAAATTGAACTTGGAAATAAAGCAACTGACTGGATTCCACATCTTAATGAATATAAACTTGGTGTATCTGATCATATGATAGACACTGTGCTTCCCTGGAATACTGCCTTAAATATTGTGGGAGAAACTAATGGAGATAATGATAGAACAATGTATGGAATACCAAGAATAGAAAGTATTGCAGAAATCCTTGAATTTAAACTTGTTCAGCTCAATGGAACAGTTACAGAAGTTAAAGGTTTAAAAGTTATAACAACATCAGCAGGTAGAATCGGTATGCCATTCAAAGCAAAAGATGTTGGATCTCCTACAAAAGTGTATATAAAAGCACTTCTTAAATAAAGAAATATTACTTTTTTTAAACATAAACTTTGCTTAAAACAAAGCCCAAGTCTAAGATCTTTATAGACTTGGGCTTTTAAGTAGACACATATTAATTAGAACAAGTACACGGAAAGATCTTTATTCCTGTGTATTTTTATTTACCGACTCATTTTCTGAGGTTTTATATTCTTCCAAAAAATTATCATATTCTCTTATAAGATTAATTGATTTCTTTCTTGGTAATGATGACATCAGGAATTTCTTTATCTGTAAAACAGTAAGTCTATCCATAAAGTTATCCTCTGAAAGTTGAGAAGACAGTACTGAGTAATAAGGCTCTGTCTCTGTTATAGGAAATTCATCAAGTACAGAAAGAATTTTAAGAGTAAATTCTTGATTTATCTTATAGACTATATTATTTACAATAGTATTCATTGGTAATCGGATTTAAACAAAGTATAGAAATATTATCAACTATACCAAGAGCATAATACTTAGAATATAGCAATTTCTGTGAAAGTGTACCAAGTCCATCTACTTGCATAAGATAAACTTCTACTGTTGTATCTTTAAGTCTAATTTTATCTTTGAATAAGATATCCATCATCTGATTATGTTCCATAGATGCCTTTGTAGAATCTATGGTAATAACAAGAGGAGAAGAGGATTGTTTAGTTTTTCCCTCAGATGAATGAATGACATATCTTGAAGTTGCAGGTACTTGGTTTGTTACAGGATCAGTGATTGTATTTCCAATAGAGAAAGTAGCATAATGATTACGAAGTTTATTTTCCTTTGTAGGTGTAATAGAATCTACAATAGTTCTACTGTCTCTTATAGAATCTGAAATCTTTACAAGTTCTTCAGAAAGCATGGAAGAATCTACATACTGTCTTATGATATTTTTAAGATCATTTACCTCTTTCTGTAAAGCATCATTTTTAAGCATCATTTCCGAAGCAATATTCTGTAACTTCTCATTGTAACCAAAAAGTTTGATATTGTCTCCAAGTAAAGTATTACAGGTTTTATTAAGTGTAATGATCTCCTTTATGGAATTTTCAAAGAGTTCCATAGAGAATGTATTGTAATCATTTACAGAAACCTCATAGACAGGTGTAATAGTACGAGTATCATTGGAAAGTTTAATATTTACACGAATACCAATTCCATTACCTTGATCTCCTGTTACATCTGATGATTTATATTTCTTTGTAGTGGCAATAGTAGAAATACCTACGCCAGTTGGAACAATATCTTCAAGAATAACAAATCCATAAAGGTTTGTAGCAAGAATATTGTCCTGAGAATCTACAATATCATAGAAGATAGCAACTGCATTATATTCAAAAGATGTAGCACTTCCAGAAGAATTTAAATCATTAAAACTCTGTGGAGCATCATTTGTAAGAGAACTCACATAAGATTTAATATCCAAATCAAGTTCTATACCATCAAGATTACTACGCTTGAATGTAGTAGATTTTCCATTTCTTACTCTTGTAATTTCTATGGTAGATTCATCGGAGAAATTTGTATCTGTAAAATATGCATTTGTTCTTACAGATGCTCTATTTCCTATCCAAAATTTGTTCTCTGGTTTAGTTGTATACTTAAATACTCCTTCTGGTACATCAGAGTCATAAATTGCCTGCGAAGAAACTCCATTCCGAACTCCTGTGGTCTCAGAATCTCTTCCACTGATATATTCTATACCTGCTGACTTCTTTACAATAGTCATTCCTGGGAAGTAATTCTTGTCCGATACAGAACTGAAAAGTACAGTAGGTGTTGAGCCATTTATACTTGGAACATGCAAGTAAAGTTCAGTGGATGAAGAAGAAGAAGCAAAATTTGAACCTACCATATCGATATGTCCAATATATTTCACAACTCTTGAATAAGTATCTGAGTCAAGTTCTTCTATAAACTTATTTCCATTATTTCTTATAGAATCTGGGGCTTTTATAAATCTGATAGCACCAAGTTCTTTAAGCCATTTAAAAAAGACTCTCTGAGATACTGTTCTTGCCTCATCTCTTTTATATTCATCAGATGACAAAATTAAGGCTTCAAGATTCAAGAGATAATTCTGTACAGTTTCTGAGAAGTCTATGATGTCTGTATCAAGTGGATTTACCCCGGTAGCACTTCCTTGTACTGCTTTTCCCTCTATATTGTCTGGGGTAATTGCATTTTTAAGATAAGTGCTTGGAGCAATAGCAGGAAGATTAAGAAGTGCAAAATTTGAAAATTTAAATTTTCTATCTGTGGCACTTGTGATATTCAAGTTCATATCTTCATATGCACTTTGAAATGTTATCATGGTACCTCCTTTTATTTTTTGTATAAGTGGTGTAGTAGTCATAATAGTTAAACAGTTGTAGTTTTAGTATATTGCATTTCTACTGTGATATCAAAAGAGAAGAGATCTGGAACATTCTTCAGAAGAAGATCCACTCCAATAGTTTTTGAATATACAAGGTTAGATTTTGTAGTAGTACCTCCAATTCTTCCTATACCATCATCTCCTGCTCCATAATAATCAGTCATTCTACATTGGAAAATAACTGGAATAAGAATAGGTTCTGTTTCAGAAGATAGAGTTTTTCCTGAGTTATAGACAATACTTTCAGAAGATAGGGTAGCAGGTGTTGTAGGTGCAAGATAAAGGAATGCACCACAAGTATCTTCTCCAATTAAGTATTTGTCATTAGCAGAGAATCCAAGTTTCTTTGGAAAATTTCTAAGAGTTGCCGAGTTCTCTACTGGGGTAAATGGAGAATATCCAAGTTGTACAGTATCTCTTGCCATATATTTAGAAAGTATAAATGGTGGAGTGTATACAGCACTTGGATTGGAAAGTGAATTTACTGTCTTCTTAGGAAGTGTAGGTGTACTGTCTGAAAGTCCATAATATAGTCCAGTAGTATCTTGAATTATAGTTTGGATATCTGGGTGGTTCACATGTATACAGAACGAAGTAAGTTTACCCCCTCCAAGATTTGTAGCATTTCTTGATCCATTCCAAACAAATGATTCTTCTGTACTTCCAGAAGAAAAATCTGGAAGAATATTTCCACCAAGTGGATCTATTATAATAAGTTCAGTATTCAAAGTAATATCTCTATTTCTTGAATAAAGAATTTGTCCCTTAGTCTGTGGAGTTTGGAAATTGGAATCCACCTGCGTAGGGTTCGGGTTTTTATAATCTTTATAGAAATCTGAATTTCTAAGTGTTCCTGTCATAAGAACAGGTACTGTCCAATATTTTCTATAATAAGTATATTCTTCCTTAGAATGTAAATATCCAGGATATGGAGCCTGAGATACATCTGGAAGTCTATCTGAATTTACACCAGGTACAAAACTTACAAGTTCAATAGGTGTAGTTGTTGGATTCGACAGTCTTATATAATAAAGTTTAGAGACAATCTCTCCTTTCTTTATAGAAGATGTAGAAATAAGATCTGTGTAATATCCAGCAAATATTTTATTTGTAGTATTGTTACCGACAGTAGAAATTAAAACACCATCAGAAGATAAAAGTTCAACTTTAAGTTGCCCTTGCTTCTGATTTATAATTGACATAAGTTTTTCTATATTTGTTGAATGGTCAAGTAGTATATCAGAAACAGATTTTGGTTTGTTCTCTGGTGTTCTAAATGTAGTATAAATTGTATCTGCCGAGTGAGAATAATCTCTTTCTCCTATATTTATAGAGTCAGTTGCATGATCAAGTAGTTTAAGACTAGCAAGTTGATTTTTAAGCTGTAAAAGAATTTTCTCATTAGAGATGTTTTGCAAGAGTATATCTGTTTCTGCGATTAGAGATTCTGGAAATTCTACCACAATAGATTTGCTCCATTCACTGGTAGTCTTTGTAGTTGGATATCCAACAGAAGAAATAGATTTACATCTTATTTCTACTTTTTCTCCCTTAGTGATTGGTATTTCTACTTGGTTAGAATTTATATTGTCAACTGAAGAATAATCTTCTGGGATCCAGTTTCCATTTGTATCTCTATCTCTGGTTTTTGTAGGCAAGGATATCCACTTACTCATTACAGCAGTAGTAGTTCCAGTACCTGTGTTTATGGTAGTTGGAGAATATGAATCAGTTACAGTATCTGTACTTGAAAGATATCTATACTGAACCTCAAATCCGATGATTTCCTGCTTAAGACTTTCATCTCCATTTTCTGTTTCTTTTGGAGCAGGAATATCGATGAATCCTTTTATATGGTACTTAGGAGAAAATTTTATATCTTCTATATTAGCAGATAAGATATTTTCTATAATAGAAGAAATTTCTGTTGTGATAGATTTCTTAGTTTCTACAAGAGTAGCAATCTCTGTGGTAATAGTTTTATACTCAGTATCTGAAGAATATTGTCCAAGAAAGAGTTTTGTTCTATTTGTAGTAAGAGCAAGTTCTGTAACTTTAAGATCTTGTTCAAGTTTAAGTTTGTTGCTATATTGTCTTGATAATTGATCTGTTTTATCTTTTGATGCTTTGTGTGAATTTACAACAGAAACTACAAATTTATCCTTATCAAGAACAGGGATAGCAGGTGGAACAAGCCGAGATGTAGGAACAAGTTTCTCATTTGTTAAATATTCAAGAGTATCAAGAACTGATGGAGAACTTCCTTTATAAGAAATCATTGTCTCTTTCTCTGTACTGCTTCCATTTCTTAGTTTATCTATATTGATTACAGTACCTACGCTCCATTCATTACTTGCAATACTACCTGATGGATTTATATTTTTTGAAAAAAGTACAATTACTCCATTTTTTACAGGATATTCAATATAATTCTTAGAATAGACAGTACTGAAAAATTTAAGTTTGTGTGTAACACTTACAGTAATAGAACCTGTACCAGAATATGGAAGTAGAGCAATATAAGAACTTTCATAATCGATAAATGTAACTTCAAAGATATCATTTTGAGTATCTGTTGTATAATGTAATTTGTCTCCAACAGAAAGTCTAATTTCTCCTCCTGTTTCTTGGTCTATAAAATAAAGAGTGTTTACCTTATAAAGAAGTCTGTTTACAGAAGTATCTCCAATAAGTACAGAATCTTTTTTAGTATCCAGGATAGAAAATTCTCCTGTGTATTTAAGTGTTCTATATTCTATATTTTCTACACTTTCTGAGGTAGAAAAAGGTATATTGTTTGCAGAAAGAATATTTAAAAGGTCACTTTCTGAAAGAGTCTTTGTAGAAAGCAAGGATTTAAGGACAGGTGCACTCTCTCGAGAATCAAGTTCATATTTTTTAATAAGCATAGAATCTTGACCATCTGGAACAGGGATTCTTATATAAGTTGGATTTGCTTCAAGTTTTTGATAAAGAGCATTTTTATCTTTTGTATAAAAATACTCAACATCTGGAATTGCTTTGCTCTCTAAACTTATAGGTGGAGAACTTAGGTAAAGTGTCTTTGGAATGGCACCATTTGTTTTAATTACAGTAGTTCCAAATTCTATACCAAGAAGATCATTATAACTATGTTCAAGTTTTTTAATTTTTTCTATAAGATAAGCAATACTTGGTATCTTGTACTCTGTTGTAGATCCAGAGTTATCTGTAAATTCCACTGTAAGTGCAGAATCAGATTCTGTATAGATACTACGAAGTCCAGAAAGTGTAGATATAATATTCTTATCAGTTCTGAGCATCATTGTAAGTAGCGTATCTATGGAATTTTTCTTAATATTGTCCATATATCCGAAATGTTTGGTTATATATATCCAAATACATAATCGAAATATTTAAAAATCTATGAGCACCTTAAAGATTCAAAAAATTGAAATGACTGAATCTCCATATTATGCTCCAGGGAAGATTAATGACAATTTTGACTTGGTAAGTAAAGAATTTGGAAAGATTCTAAGTGTGGTAAATTATGAAACTAATGTCATAAGTACAAACACATCTGTAAGTAAGCCAGGTGGAGATAGTGTAATTACTGGGAGAACAGTACTTACAGGAGATAAAGGTACTCTGCTTTCTATACTTCCAGGTGGAGACAGCAATATCTCAGGTAGTGTTCTTTCTATTGAACATGATGGTACAATTAAAGCACCTGTACTTATTATAGAGGGGAATGAAAAATCTACAATCAAAAAACTTAAAGTAGAGACTCTTGAAGTTGAAGATATAAATATTTCTGGGGCTATGGATTATGGTGCTATTACTATTGGAAATACACCTGTTGTACTTTCTGTAAATTCAAATAATGTAGGAGAAAGTGCAAGTACAAAACTTGATGTAAGTTCTGCAAGTTATGTGATGCTTGATTGTAGCAACAACAATACACAACTTACTCCAGGGAACACTGCTCTTATCTCGATAGATGTAAATAATATTAAAGTAAATCAGATTATTAAACTCCAACTTTATAAAAAGAATGGAACAAATACAAACTTGGGAATCTTAAACCCTGTAGCAAATAGAATCTTTTTAAATGTTTCTACAAGTACAGGATATGAACTTGTTCAAGGTAATCCAATGTTTGATGTTTCAAAAGGAGATGGATATATCGAGGTACAATGTGTAGAATTTAATGGGAGTAAAAAACTTCTTATTGTAGGAAGTAAACACATTACAGGAATATAAGCATTTTTAAATATATTTCATTATAAATTAATTAAAACTAACAATTGGGAGATGAGAAAAGTTTTCATCTCCCAATTTTTATATTGGTAAATACTCTATGAAAGCACTGATACGCACAAACATTAAACTTAGTGGTAATATAAAGATAACTGTTGGAGATAAAGGTAGTACTCTTCTCATAGGTACTTTGGATTCTCTTGAAAGATCAGAAAGTATACAGGCAGGTACTTCATTTCCTCAGGATGTTTCTACCCTATCTAAAATTCTTGGACATACAGGTATGCACTCATTTGGAAAAAGTGAACAAGAACTTCCTGTAACAGAGTCAGATACAAGATATCTTTCAAGCAGTTATGGATGTCTAAGAAATGAAGATTTTAGAATCAAAGATGATTTTAGGATTTTTGCTCCACTTTGGGTAGAAAAAGAACTTCCAAAGTATTTTCTAATTTATAAATGTAGAGTAATGTATAAAGACCTTTATGAAACAATCAAAAGCAGTACTCTCATTGAGCAATACAATCTCACTTCTGGATCTCTTGGTAAGTATCTTTCTTCTATAATGCATAACAAAGATAGGAAAGAACTTCCTGTTTACTTTAATGTTAAATCAAAGGAGATGACCTACTTTGGTATAGATACAAAGACAGGTGTTTTTACTTCTAAAACTGAACCACTTAAGGATAGTATTGGTGTTGTAACTCTTGATGATGAACAAATCATATCTGGATTTGAAAGACTTGGACTTATCTCTACTTCTGTTCTAAATCTTGAATTTGGATTCTCTGATGAAAGTGATGATACAGGGAAATGGATATACTTTGGTGTCTATTCTGATGTGGAGGAAGTGGAGGAAGTAGTAATTGATACAGAAAAGACTCTTGAAAGTCTAAAAATACCACATACAAAGAATATAGTGCCTTTCGGACTTGAAAAAGTAAGTAAACTTGTATTTAGAAATGAAATTAAAAAAGAAAAGGGTATACAGATCATTAAAAGTGAAGATGATTTACTCTATGATTTTTATAAAAATGAAGATGGAAGTTGTATACTTGAAACATCAATGGATATTTCACCAGTTCCTAAAATAAGTATACCATCTGAATATGATGAAGCAAAAGGTAGTTTTGGATTTATAGAAGTTGTCGGAGAACTGGATTATGGAGATTCTGTTTATATCAGAAAAAATGGTATTATTACAATTGAAATTGTAGCAGATGATCTTCCACTTATAGAAGAACATACAAGTGGTAAGGCTACCGATATGATATTCAATCACAGAGGTACAAAATCAGAAATTACAAAAGCAATAGCACAGGCTATAAGAAATACACTTGATGAAGATTCTATTTTGGAAGTTGTAGAACTTAAGGAAAGTATTCTCATAAGAGAACTCTACTTCTCTACACATAAGTGGGAGATTATTTCTACAACTGAAAACATAAAAACTGTAAATTTATCTGGTGGTGGAAAAGATGATGGAAGTCGAGTAGTTATTCCAATAGAACACAGTACAAAAATTTCAAAAGATGACTATCTGCTTACAAAAGATGGATACTCAGAAGTTATAGGTGTTACAAATAGCATAAATGATATAAAAATTATAGATTCAGTAGCAGTATCCATAGAAAATGAAAAAGATAGCATATATTATGGAGTAGAGGGACATGAAATAATACACGAGAAAGGACTTCTTACTCCTTACAGAAGACCAAAAACTGTAATTTGTACACTTAAACCTCTTTCTATAGTAGATTTTGCATTCTTCCAAACAGAAGATATAGAAAATTTAAGAACTGAACATACAGAGTTCTATGCTATAAAAGAAATTAAAGAAAATGAGATATATTTTGTATTTGGAAATGGATCAATTGCTTATAACAAAGTAAGATACTCAACAGGTAGTAGTTTTGTAGGAGTAAAAGGATATACCACTTATAGAGTACTTGAGGGTACTCCGACAGTAGTTCCAGAAATTACAAATAACGATCTTGAACTTAAAACATTCCCTGGACTTTCAAAAATAGAGGGAGATAAGCATAAGAGTAGACACATAGAATACTCAGAATATTCTATCTTGGAAGAGAGAAAACTTAGAGAACTTCTTTATAAAAATAAAGTTTATCCATATATTTGTAGGTGGAATATTAAAACCTCTGAACTTTCTACAAATGTAGTTCCAAGAATTTCTACAAACCTTACACATGGTGTTTCTATGGGTATTCCATCTATTACTACAAAGATACCTACCCCAGAACTTCACACACATGAGTGGTATCATATAGGTGGAACAAAACAAAAAGGAGCATCATACTTCGTAGATAAATTTTCTATTCTGGATTTTACAAAGACTCCTGGATACTTTGAAAATTATTATTTAAAGAACAAAGCAACAAGTGGATATTCAGTAGTAGACTCAGAGGGTAATGTCTTTTTTAGAGGTGTTCATTTGAATGTAGGTAAAAACTTTGCAGGATATAAATTTTCTGTACTTCTTCAAGTGAACAATGAACTTCTTTCTCCACTTAAACATTCTATTCTTATAAATGAAGATGATAGAGCAATCCAAGTGCTATCAGAAGTTACTCTTGAAGATTATAAAGTAGAGGGTGGACTTTCTTATAGTCTTCTTTATATGATTAAATCTTTAAAAACTAAGCACTCTAATGGAAAGATTAAGTATGGAAAGAAACTTAGAATTCCAAATACAGGAGGTGTAGATTTCGTAGGTAAAGATGAACTTTATGGAGTAGAACTTTATAACAGAGTTACAGGAGTAAACTTTACAACTGGATATCTCGAATTTTCTTCTCCTTTGCAAATTAAAGATTGTGTAAAAGAGAATGACAATAAAGACTATGGTACTCTAATTGGATATACACAGACAGGTACTCTTGTAAGTACCAATGACAATACAGAAACAGGAGATAAGTACAGAATCCAATCTGATTATGGAAAAGAATTTCCTATGATTACCTCTGTTGAAAAAACAGGAATTATTACAAAAGATTACTCAGGGAAGAATCTTTATTTTATATCAGATTTTTCATTCCCTGTACTTAGACTTTCTACTTTTGAAGAACTTAAAAGAAGTGTAGATCTCAGGGAACTTCGGTGGATACAAGTAAGTGGAGGTAAAGAATATTACTCAAAGATAATGGAACTTATCTCTGCAAGTGCTATTCTTGATGCTTTAACATCTGGAGTAAAAACTGATTATTCTTATTTTTATAAGATATCGGGTGGAGAAAGTATACCTATTTCTCCTATAAAAATGGAAGTCTTTCCTGCCCACTCTATGGAAGTAAAGAAAGAATACTTTACAGAGGAGAAGAGTGAACTTATCCCTGTACTTTCTACCACAGTTTCTTACTTCGAAGTTAAAAGCAAAGATATAAATGGGATAAAAATAAACAGAGTGTCAGGGTGGGGTATCCCAGAATTTAAAGAAATAGTATCTTTTAAAAAGGAAGATAGAAATTTCTCTTGGAATGATCTTAAACACTCAGATGGTATTTTAAAGATTAAAAATTGGAAAACTTTCTCTATGTCATGGAATGATCTTCTAAGTAAAGTAAAAGGTACAGAAGTAACTTCTGGAGAGACCTTTGAACTTACAGAATACAGAAAATCTATGAGAAAGGATTTTAAAACTATAGAAAGGATCTATCCAGAACTTGGAGAGTATTCTATTGAGAAGACAAGTATAATACCAACTATGCAGGATAATATAGATGTAGTAGAGAAAAGAGAGTATCTTTGTTCTAAGTGGTACAAAATTCCAAGAAATATAAAAATAGAAAATAATTCTGTCGTAGAAATACTTGATCATTCAGAAAGTACTATTACTCTTCGGTACTCTTTCCTAAGTATCTTACAAGGAATGCTTGATATAGAAGACAAAGATATACTTAAAAATATACTTAGACTTTACAAGGTTACTCCTGTCATATATGGACTTGAAAATGTAGATATTGAAATCGAAGCAGAACTTGGTTTCGAGGATATTCTGAACGCTGGTTACACCGAGTACAAGATACATACAAGGCAAAGTCCAGAGGTAGGAGAAATAACTGCTTCTATTAAGTCTGGAACTAATCTAAGAATTTATACTATAATAAAATTACACAGAATATGAGTAAAAGAAATTTAATATTTCCATACTACCCAAATCTGGTTCTCAAACGACTTACGCAGGATACTACTGTAGCAGAACTCATTGAAGTATTCAATTACAATTTTGAGCAGATCTATATGCATAAAGGTATCAAAGGAGAAAAAGGAGATACAGGTAGTCGAGGAATCCCAGGACTTACAAGAAAAGGAGATAAAGGAGATAAAGGAGATAGGGGTAACCATGTTACAGTAACATCTACCACAGGTATCCAGGATGGAGATCCTGTTACAGAATTTAATCCAGATGGTACACCTAAAAATCCTGGGGATATAGTAATGTCAGCAGATGGTAGTGTATATTCTGTCTATTCTGATGGTGGTGTTCTTAGATATAAGAAAGAAATGAGCCTTATAAATGTAAATAAGGATCTCTTTAAAACTATAAGAACATATAAAGAACTTGGACATATAGTGCAGGGTCATACCATTAAAGATTATAACAGCACAGGTATTGTAGATAATACTGTAATGCTTGGTACCCCTGTGCACGATCCACTTACAAATGAAGTATATTCAAATTATTACGCTGTAGCCCTGGGTGTAGATAGAGAAATTCCAGGAGATATTTCTACTCTTTCACTTACAAACATCATAAGAGATCCTTATGACAGGACTACTAAACTTCCAAAAGAACAAGAGAGAAGAAATAAGCAAATTACTCTTTGGTATAGACAACATTACAAACATAATACCATTGCAGATACTGGATATGCAGAGATTTCTTATGCTAAGGTGGAAAGTCACATGAGAGCAATCTTTAGTACAAAGTATGCAGGTATAGGTATGTATACTGATGTAAATACACTGGGTTCAGTTTCTGTACTTGGAAATAGAAACAAGAGTGTAATGAGTATATCTGCCGATACTATTCTCTTTACAGGAGCTGTAGCAGGAATTCCTCCAATGACTCCTGCCGAGTGGGACTATCTAAAAATGTCATTTAATCCAGCAGAAGACAGTGTTCTCTTTAAGTATAAGAGAAAAATGGACATTGGAGATACAGCTACTGAACTTGAAGTATATGGAGATCTCATAATGCATACTCTTAGATGTAGTACAGAGACTCATTACAGAATAGAAAAAGGTACAGGACTCCTAAATACATCCAAAGGTACAGATCAGGCTTATATTGTTATAGACAATGCAAATTCTGAAGAACTTAAAGGAATTACAGGACTTTCTCATAATTCTATTGTTATCACTGAATTTACTCATACAACTACTGTAAGAAAGAACATAAATTCAGCCTCTGGACAGGTAATTCAGCTTAATGGTAATGAAAGTATTACATTTAAACCTGGGCAAGTTGTTATATGGAAGTATTCCAATAATACTTTAAAACTTCTTACAGGAGCAACTGATCAAGATTCTTTAATTAAGATGATTGCTCAGATTAGTAGACTTGAAGACAATTATTACAGTATAAATCCAGATCCTGCAAAGAAAAAAGGACATCCACTACCTGTGGCTACTCCTACAAAAGCAGGGATTGTAAAACTAGCAACTGAAGTAGAAGCAACTGACAGTTCAAATAACACAGTAGCACTTACTCCATATTCACTTTCTACTCTTATTCCTACTAAAACATCTGTATATAACATAGGTAAGTGGGATATGAGTAAAACAAGAACTGTTACAATATCTCATGATCTGGGAACTAAGTGGACAAAAGTAGTAGGTATGGATGTGATGATATTCCCAGATGAACTTACTAAAAAAATCAGACTTGGAGATCCAGATGGCATAGATGCTGGACATTCTGTAGCAATCGATAAAGATAATATAACAATTACCTTACATACCTTGCTCGGAGAAGATTTTAATAGTATAGGGATAAACAGAGGACATGTAGAAGTTCGGTACTACGAAAAACTTGAAGAACCTACAATAGCAGATGCCATCATAAGAATTACACAGGACTCTTACAACTTACAAATTCCATTTGCTTCTCCAAATGTTATCCACTCACTTGGATATTCAATAGACAGTATGGGTGGACAAATTGAGGGAATAGAATGGAGTGTAAAAGGTGGAGAAGTTTCGCAGGTTACATTCTCTGGAAATGATACCGACAATCCAAAACAGATAGTATTCAGTAAAGAGGGTTCATATTCTATTGAAATGAATGTAGTAACTGAGTTCCAGGGAAAAAGAAATAAAACACCTAAGACTATAACTTATACTGTAACTAAGCAGACTGATATTACTCCACCAACTGCTCCTGTACTTTCTACAAATAGACTTGCTCAAACAGAAGTTGGACTTATTTGGACTCAAAGTACAGATTCAGAATCTGGTGTAAAAGAATACAGACTTCTTAGAGATGGAGAAAAAATAGAAAGTGGACAAACTTTGCTTGAGTATACAGATAGAACAGTTACCCCAGATAAGAGTTATAGATATGTAGTAGAAGTTGAAGATAATGCAGGTAATACAAGCAGAAGTAATGAAATAGTAGCCAATACTCCACCTACTTCAACTCTTACAGTCAGTGCAGGTGGTAATAAAACAGTACCCTGGAGAGAACTGGGATTTGAACCACCTGAAATTGTAGGTGTTATCCTTACCAAATATGCAACAGGTGTTACAGATAATTCAGTTAGTAATACCACTGTTATACCACTTATTAAACATGGTAAAGGGTATAATAGAAACAGTTTAGGATTTAAAATAATAGGAGAACCAGCAGCAGTAGGCAATGCTTATTTCTTTGGTATAGGTAAACAAATGTATGATACTAATCTTACAACAGTAAATCCAAATGCACTGGATGGACAATGGGGATGGAATTTATTGTTTCCTCAAAGTTATGATCAATTATATGTAGAGATTTGGGTACAGAGTACCGATCTTGGAAATATAATGAAAGGTGTCTATAAAATTGTCATTAAAGATGTACCATTTACAAATTCAATAAATTTACAAAATGATACAGTCTTTGATAATGTTTATAACATGGATTGGAGTCATAAGTATTATCCATTACATAATCTTGAACTATATAAACATCATAAGATAACAGGAATATCCATTCCTGTTACAGGTAGTGCAATCAGTACAGGGGCTACTCTTACAGGAATGACTTGGGAACTGGTATCTAAACCTGGTAACAGTACTGCTGTACTTGAGGGTACAACTACAAATTCTACAACAATCAAGGATGTTAATAAGCATGGAGATCACACTCTTAAACTTACAGCAAGTAATAACAACAATCAGACAAATTCTGATACTGCTGTAATTTCTGTGTCTGATCCAAGACAAAATACAAGAACTCCAAGACTTATGATTGTAGATTCTCTTAGAAAAGCAAAAAATATAATGCTTGAAAGTAGAGATGAAGCATATAGAACAGGTCAATTTACAAGTCCTGGCAATCATAGAATAGAAGTACAGCATAATTTATCTAAATATAGAACAGGAAATAAACTTCATGGTTCAAACATTATAAATGGTAGTGCCAGACCAGAAACAGAAAATGTGTTCTTGGTCCCAGATGTTACAGGTATACTCAATGTTCCAGTTGGTATAAATGGAAATATTCAAAACCTACAATGGCAATATTCAGTAAATGGAGGAAATTGGATGTTTATCCCACCACTTTATATGTGGAATTATATTAATGGAGATGTCTTTATGGTACAAGAGGGTCAAAAAACTCTTGTTTCTACATTCTCCTATGTTGGTGGACAACTTACAGATCTTACCAGGTTCCGGGATCAATATGTACATCCAGCATCAGGAAGACTTCAACAAAGTCAACTTGAAGATGTGTGGACAAATGGTAACCCAATCTGTGTAACCCATATGTTTGCAGATACTACAAAAGGAAATTCTGTAATTAAATGGAGATATAGATATATGACATGGGAGGGTGTTGTGTCTCCCTGGAGTAATGAAGTAGAAGTTGTCTTCCTTAAAGAAGCAGGATACAGGTATAACAAAATTATACTTAAAGACAATTATTCAATTGGATCTGTTGGATCTTGGAGTAAAGATTCAAATTATGGTGGTACTTTAAGAATAGATTATTCAGACGTTTATAACTTAAGTATGCAGACTGTGTTCAATTATGCAATTGAAAATATCAATCTTACAGATCCAAATATTGCTATCTATGTTAAAAATGCTAATAATCCAGGTAGTGGAGAACATAAGATATCAAGTATTGCTCAAGTAACAAGAAGAGATTTTATAGAATATGGATATCCTTATGGTTCAAGATATGAGATTAACTTATATACAGATGATACAAAAGCAGTAAAAATCGATACCATTGTTATAAATGAAACCTCTGCTCCAAGAAATTACGGAGGAGGAGGAGGCTTCTGGGGAGGTAGAAGATATGATGGTGGAGATGATAGAAATAGATCAGGAATGGAGATAGAGAGAATAGAAAGTTAAACCTCCTTAGAAATTCTTACTTTTTTACTTAGGTAATTTTATTATAAGTTTATTTGGTTTCCCAGTTTCATATTTTTAGGATATATTGAAACTGGGAAACCTGTATTTTGTACAATAAATAATACTTGTAAGCATCTATGTGTGCATATATTATTCAGAAGAGGTGTTGGCTCTTCATCCGTTAAAAGACTAATTGGATAAACAACCTACACAAAGCGAAGATCGTACGATCGCCTACTATTAGTCAAGTAGTTACCGTACAAAAACTTAAAAAATTATTATTAGCGGAGTTAGCACGACCGCCTGTTCTTTTGGACAGTTACCGTGTAAAAAAGAGATCATTAAAAAATTTAAAATTAGAGCAGAGATCGCACGACTGCACATCCTTTTGGATGGTTACCGTGTAAAAACTTATTCGAGTACTCTGGGTAAAACTCAATCCTTACCCTTTGGAAATTAAAACTTAATTAGCGCAATGTGTCCCCCACACTAAAGAGAGTTTTTAGGGCGTGGTAAAAGGGATCAACTCCTACCTTAAAAAATGTCAGATAGACTGTCTGGGATAATCACTGGGTAAAAGGAAAGTCGAGAACTTTCAAGGCTCATGAGGTAGGGAAACTATTGGAGGCATTATCAGGTAATGAGGAGTTAGTCTTCTTCAAAGTCCCTCATGGTAGTCGGTCTACCCTTAGTTAAGGCGTTCATTGAAATTTTGGCTAGGTCATAAGACTTGGGTTTAACATGAATTTAAAATGTTAGCTAGGTATGATTTTTTATGATTTATAATTTGGAGGATTTGCAGTAACTCTGATTAAGTGAACTTACAAACCGAAAACTCTTGGAAACCACCGACTTCTCTTGATTGAGATATTTAGAGTCACTGAGCGACCAAGAGATTTCCAAAAAGTTCAGATTGCGATTGGGGAAGCAACGGACAAGACAGTGGTATCGGGAATTAACTCTTCTTTCGATATGTGCCATCATGGTCTTAGATGTGAGGCTGATGCAATGCGAATCCAAATTTTTGGAGCGTTATTCATATGAAGATTTTTATAAAAATTTGAAAGTTTTTACAACTTTCGCTACTTTGGTTTAAGTGGACAAATCAAGTAGTAATATGATAGGACTAACTCCATATCATTGTACCGTAATTTTTTAGATGTTTCAAATACCGACAATTTTTTACAGGAAAGTTCTGACTAAATGAAAAATGGTTTGTTGCATTTATCTGATGTGTGAAGCATGAGTGGGTTTCGGTTGAGATAGAAGACCCGGAGATATGAGAATTTCCGACCATGTTATACAGCACCGTAATGCTGGTCAAGAAACTGTGACTGAAGTGGCTATGCCCCCAGACCAAGCAGTCTGCTCCTAAGTTATGAAAAATTTATTCTTTGTAATATGGAGAGAACAGATCTGCGTAGTTTATATAAAAGAAAGTAGATTGGCACATAGAGTAGATTAGTTCTCTACTCGTCAAAATACCGTATATAGATGGTCTCATTTGTTGTAAATCCTTTGGGTTCATCAAATGAGATTTAGGGGAAGCATTAAAAAGCATAGTTAAAGTTTTACATTCATATGGACATGTAGTAAACAGTAAAGCAGAGAAGAAAATCCTCTGGGAGAACAGTCAGAGTTAGGCTGGGTACATCTCCACCAAGTAACGAAATGGGTCATATGCACTTGAAACCGTGTAATTCAGCCTAAACGATTCCCACAGATAGAGAAACTAGGTCGTTTCACTATCTTATCCACTAACGACAAGTCAAAACTAGTAGGTCAGATTATTGGCATGAAGATTGATTTTACACCTGTTGGCTAGTGCATCCATGTTCTTAAATGATGAGATGATGGTTGGGTTTCAACTACGATTAGATTAGTTATCTTTTCATAGAGTATCGTGAGTTCAGCTTGTCTGCTACTGTAATGCTCATAGGTTCTAATACCAACTATAACTAAATCAATCTTATTCTTTAAGGGGTGTACAGGTAATGTCCCAGTACTACTTTGCCCAGAAATGGGATTTCAAGGAAAAGAGTTACTTTATCCAAAATCGGATAACCATAGGCACTTTTTGATTTTTTTATTTTTTTATTTTTCAATCTGGTGCAACATCTTTAATCTACTTACGCTAAGAATTTGTAAAGAGTATGGTATGAACAATATATTTTGTTCCCTCATTACAAATAAAGCCAGTCACTGTGGTAAAACACTGCTTTGAAGAGTTTTGTGAATAGGAGCGAGGTTCGCACGAATGTGGAACCAGAGATAACTCAGCTAACCCTCCCCAGCGAAGAGCAAGGACTAACCTGACCCTGTCTCCCTTGAAATAAGATTTTGACCTTTGTGTGAAGAGCATAAAGTAAATCATTAATCTTCATCGAAAGATTATCATACACTTGGTTTAATTAATTGCCTAACCATGAAAGTAAAGATTTATTCATTACTTTCATAAAATGTTTGGAAAATTAGGCTAAATGAAGTAAATTGGAATTGTTACTACTTTGTGGACATAGTGGTAAGATGATAAAGATGATTATTCCTAAATCTTGCAGTCCAGAGTACAAAGGAAATAGCAGGGAAGCCAATTGAAAAATTTAGTGGTACTTATCATTAAGGGATTAATTCAAGAAGACAAGGAGATATATTTCCTGTCCTTTTAGACACATTTCTGAGTATTTTTATTTCACTCATAAGTCTTAGGATAACGAAAAGAACTTCAAGGGGCACGAAGAAAAATAAAGACTAAAATTTAAGTAATTTATAAATAGTTAATCGCTCGAGTTCTAACTAAGATTAAAATAAAAAAGAAAATAAAAAGAAAATAAGAAATGATTAAAATCTAAAAGAACAGGATAATGAATAAGAATCTAATGTCTAAGAGAATTTAAGAACTTAATGAAAATAATAAGAATTTACTAATTTTACAAGCNAAATTTTAAAGATTGTATTCCAGATTTTAATTCATTTCGTTACGATGGGAATTAGAGGGTAGTCGAAAGTTCTCAGAAGTGTTACTGATATATTTAGAAATATTTAGAAGTAACACTAAGGTATCCTTAGAAAGGCAAAAATAAAACATTTAGAATTATTTTGGAAATATTCTTACTGAAGTAGATTGGGAAGTTTAAAAAGTAATAGATTTTATAAGTTGGTAGTTCATATCTTCTTATAAAATCTAAGTCTGTATCTATATATACAGGAACTTCTTCATTTTTACAGGAACATAAAAAATCCTTTCATCTTTATAAAAAAGATTCTCATTTTAGAATTTAAAATTTAAAAAGATTTAGATTAAATAAAAGAGAAAATTTAAATAAGATTAAAAATAAAAAGTAAGATAAACCACAATTAAAGTAAGGTTTTTCAAATTAATTACTTAAGTTTTACTTTTTGTTTTTATAGGACTACCATATATTCGACCCACCCACCCGCCTTAATGATATACAAAATTTTAAAGATTGTATTCATATCAGATATTAAGGTTGATTAAAGCCCAATAACATCGGCATTTGAGGGTGGTCAGTTTTACTAAGAGATATTTCCAAAGTGTTACTTTGATACTTGGAAATACTCAGAAGTAACACTTTGGATATTTTCCAAACCTATAAAAACAATATCAAAAGTAAATCTTTTTGAATTAATTTGAAGTGCATTAATAGTGGTTACTTTTATTTTTAAAAGATTTAAAGGTTCATTTACCTCATTCTTTAAAATTAAAAGGTGGACAGAAAGATTGTGATTGGAGACTGTAACTCAAGAATTTACTATTTTTTACACTTTCATTTTGATTATTTTAGAAAGTCGATCATTAACCGAGTACAGATTCTCTCCTTTTTAAAGGATAAAAAATTTTAAAAATCATAAATTAAAAAGTCCACCAAGACAAGAAGAGGTATTTTCTTTAAATTCTGCTTAGAGAAATAAACTTTAATGGGAAAATCTTTCTCCAAGTTAAAAGGAGATACAAAGGAAATTATCCACTTTGGTAAAAAATATAAGTTTACCAAAGTGGATAAGGTAGTATCTACATATTAAAATAAAGAAAGATTAAAAAATTTACTTAAAAAGATTTAAGATTTGAATAAGTTTTAAAGATTAAAATTTAAGTAAGTAAAACAATTAAAGATTTAGTAAAACTAACAGAGAAAATAAGAAAATTAAAGTAAAAATAAACTATTAAAGTAAGGTTTTTCAAATTAATTACTTAAGTTTTACTTTTTGTTTTTATAGGGAGAGGCTAATATCGACCCACCCACCCGCCTTAATGA